AACAAGATGGTGCAATTGGTTGCGAACTAATTGATATGGATCAAACCGTCGTAGGTAAAATTAAATGGAATACCACTCCATTTATGAAAGGTATGTTGGGTATTAATCATACCGGAGCATTGATTAAAATGCTAGGAGCTGTAAATGAAAACATCAATATTGACGTAAAGGAAGCTGCTGGTAAGAATTATGCAATGAAAATTTCAGAAGGCTCGACTCAAGCAACTTTCATGTTGGCAGATACAACCGTTATTCCGGCAGTTCCTTCAATCAATGCAGAACCTAACTATGAAGTTACAATTCCGGTAAATGAAGAATTCATTACCAAATTCATCAAAGCAAAGAATGCATTACCTGATGCAAAGAATTTTGCGGTGCAAGTTGTAAGTGGTAATATTAAATTTATTATCAATTACTCAACCGTAAATGCAGATAATATTTCTTTTGAAGTAGGGACTACAAATTCTGCCGATATGGACCCGGTATGTTTCTCAGCAGATAAATTGAAAGAAGTATTGGTAGCAAACCGCGGAGATTCGGGAGAATTAAAAGTATCGCCAGATGGTTTAGCTCGTATTGAATTTACTGGTGCCGACTTTGAATCTACTTATTGGCTTGTTATGCTCCAGAATTAATATGATAGTAAAGATAGTAAACGAATCAAGCAATGCACTTCCTCAATTTGAAACCGGGGGAAGTGCTGGTGCTGATATTAGAAGCAATCAACGAACCACTATTCAACCAGGAAGCTTTGAATTAATTAAAACTGGTTTATTTGTAGAAATACCATATGGGTACGAAATACAAATTCGGCCTAGAAGCGGATTGGCATTGAAACATGGAATTACTGTATTAAATTCTCCTGGAACGATTGATTCTGATTATCGTGGCGAAATTGGTGTTATTTTAATTAATCATGGCACTGAACCATTTGATATCAATGTAGGAGACCGAATTGCACAAATGGTATTATCAAAAGTAGAGCATATACAATGGCACGCATTGGGCAGTCTCGATTCTGGTACAAAACGAGGAGAAAAAGGTTTCGGATCAACAGGTAAATAACTAGAAACAGATTTTTTTATTCCAAAGGCTCATATTTATAATAAAAGATAGTTATGGGTGGATATAAACCGATTGAAAAGCATTGTTCTCGATGTAATTCAAAATATTTAGGCGTATGGAATAAAACTTTATGCAGTATATGTGAAGAAGCTGGGTATGATCATACATGTAAACATTGTGGTATTGAATATATCGATACACAAAGATATAGGTCATATTGTTTAGATTGTACAGCTAACCGTGTTTGGCAAAGAGGCCCGAAGCCCGTCAGCGTTGGTAAAAAAATATCTGAATCAAAAATAAAGTTTTTTCAAACTGAATACGGAAAATCTGTAGCAAAATCAGTGGGTATACAAAATTCTGAGAAATTAAAGGAATATTATCAAACTCCAATTGGACTTGAAACAAAAAATCGTACTGCAGTACATAATTCTAAAATTCTAAAACAAAAAATTTTAAATAATGAATTTACTCCAAAAATTACCAATTCATTTACTCATTGGGATGCTGTTATAAAAATTGGAAATGAAATTAAGAAATTTCGTAGCAGCTGGGAAGCATGTTTATGGTTTTCTAATCAACATTGGGAATACGAAACTATACGAATTCAATATGTAACTGAGTTAAATGAAACTAAAACATACATTGTAGATTTTTATGATCCAATTAATAAAATTCTAATCGAAGTCAAACCTATATCTAACATAAAAGATAATAAACATAAAACAACGGCTGCTGAAAAATATTGCTTGGAGAATAATATAAAATTTCTTATAATAAGTGAAGATATTATAGAAAATTATATTAATGAATCAATTTTTATAGGCCAAAATAAATTACAATTAAATAAATGTTATGCAAGAAGAAAAAGAACATGATTTATGGACAGAGGCATTCCGACCTAGTACATTAGACGGTTATATCGGAAATGAAGTTTTAATAGGAAAGGCAAATATTTGGCTCCAATCTGGAGAGCTTCCTCACCTATTATTTTATGGGTCTGCTGGTACTGGTAAAACGACATTAGCTAAAATTTTAGCTAATTCAATTGATAGTCAAGTAATGTATATCAATGCAAGTGATGAGAATTCAGTCGATGTAGTTCGAGACAAAATTTCCAGATTCGCAAGTTCAGTAGGATTCAAACGTTGGAAAGTTATTATTCTTGATGAATTTGATTTTATGACCGCAAATGCTCAAGCAGCTTTGCGTAACTTAATGGAAACATACAGCAAAACAACACGCTTTATTTTAACATGTAATTATGTTGAAAAGATTATTGATCCAATTCAATCTCGTTGTCAAACATTTGCAATCACACCTCCAGGCAAACCAGATGTAGCTAAACGATTAGTTGCAGTTTTGAATGAAAAGGGTGTTGAATATGATATCAAAGATGTTGCTGCAATTATCAATGCATCATATCCAGATATTCGTAGAGCACTTAATGCAGCACAAGCATCAGTTGTTAATGGAAAATTGCAATTAGATAAAGCAAGTGCTATTCAAGCAAATTATATGACTGAAATTTTGGAAGTATTAAAAAATGCTAAAGACAAAAAAGCATCTTTCATAAAAATTCGTCAAATTGTTGCAGATAGCAAAGTAAAAGATTTCACACCATTATATACATTCTTGTATGATAATTTGGATGAGTTTGCAACAGGACATGTTGCGCCATGCATTTTAATTATTGCAGAATCTCAATTCAAAGATGCATCAGTTGTAGACAAAGAAATCAACATAATGGCAATGTTTGTAAATATTCTTGGGGAAATCTAATGTCAATATCATATCACAAAGATTTAGTTACCGTTGTGTTTAAGACTTCTAATCGAAGCAATGCAAACACAAAAATGAAATCATATCGAAATAAATCTATAGATGATATTTTAGATGCAAAGAAGCTAGTAGGAATACCGGATAAGGCAGTTATACTAGAAATAGGAATGGGTGAACAATTAGAACAACAATATCGTAAAAAATACAATCTATAATGGCAGAAGAAAAACGTAAAGCAGCTACAATGTTCGATTTCATTGATGGGGTAACTCATAAAAAGAAAGAATGGTCAAAATGGTCTGATATGGATCAAAAAGCATTCAGTCCTTACATGATGAATCGATTCTTATCAATGCGAATGGAATTAACGGAATTGATCAATGAATTTCAGACATATACAATTGGATTGTTACGTCCGCAAGAGACATATAAATTATATCACGAACTATTACCAAGCAATAAATCATTTGCAAAGTATATTAAAGGTCGAAGTGAGGACAAATATGAAAAAGGTTTGATTAACCAAATTGCAGAACATTATCAGGTAAGTAAGTCTGAAGCTACGGATTATATTGAACTAATGGATAAGGATGCGTTAGACAGAATTATTTCTATGTATGGATATACTGATGGTGAGAAAAAGAAAATGTTAAAAGGAATTAAATAAGTATGATATTTATATATGTAGGGTCGGAGCTACATTGTAAAATATTTTAACAAGACCATGTATTGAGTAGAGACTCCGACCTCGAAAGATACATGGTTTTTACTATTATGGATTATCAAAAAATATATGATCAAATTATTGATCGAGCTAAAGACAGAGTGTTAAGTGGATATATGGAACGACACCATATTATTCCGCGTTGTATGGGTGGTAAAGAAGATGCAGAAAATTTAGTTAAACTCACTGCAAGAGAACATTATATTGCACATAAGTTATTATGTGAAATACATCCTACCCATCATGGCATCATTAAAGCATTCTGGATGATGTTAAATAAAGTTCAAAGTGAAGGACAAGAGCGACATTATATTGTTAGTAGTTATGAATATCAGCGAATAAAAGAAATTAATTCAGAAATACAATCAAAACAACAAAAACAATATATTAAAGATAATGGTTCACCAATGATTGGTAGTTTTTGGATAACTAATGGTATTGAAAATAAAAAAGTTTACAATGAAATAGATATTCCAAATGGATGGTATAGAGGTCGAATTCGATATGGAAAATCATCCGCAGAAAAATGTAAAGAATATATTTGGATAAAAAATGGATTAACATCTAAAAAACATCATATTTCGGAACCAATACCAATCGGGTGGGAACGTGGTAGATATAATAAAATAGAAGATAATCCTCGATTTGGGAAAAATGTTTCTAATGAAACTCGACAAAAACAAAGAGAAGCTAAATTAGGATTATATGATGGAGATAAAAATCCAATGTATGGTAAAAAACATAAATTAGAAACAATTGAAAAAATAAAATATACAAAAAATTATGGAAAATAATATCAATACACAAAAACATTATCAAGGACCATATTCATTATATAAGTTTGCAGAAGATTTTAAACTTAATAGCTATGAGTTTGATATCATTAAACGCATTGTAAGATGCCGTCATAAAGGTTCCTTTGAACAAGATTTAACTAAAACAAAAGATCTAATCGATATATACTTAGCAGAACAATTGGATTCTAACAAATAATTTCATATAATATAATATGAAGCAAAACAACTATATTGCCCCAATTTATAAATTATCATTACGCGATCCAGAAACGGTACCAAGAAGAATATCTTACTCACAATGGTCAATGTATGAGCGATGTCCTATGTCTTGGAAACTTGCCTACATTGATGGTCTAGCTCCATTCCAAGCATCTATTGACACAACGTTTGGTACTGCCTTCCACGAGACATTTCAATACTTCCTTACGGTAATGTATACAGAGTCTGTAAAGAAAGCAGAGAATTTAGATTTTCGTAGCATATTGCAAAACAAGCTTCGTGAAGAATATGTTAAGTGTGTAACTGAAATGGGCGGAGAACATTTCTCTAATCCATTGCAATTAGCAGAATATCTTGAAGATGGCGTAGCTATCTTAGAATGGTTCAAGAAACGCAGAGCACAATATTTTTCTAGCAAGAATTGGGAATTAGTAGGTATTGAATTGGATTTATGCACCCAGGCGTCTGAAAAGAATCCTTCCGTATATTGGTATGGTTTTATTGATGTGGTTATGCGTAATACTGTTACCGGTCATATTGTTTTGTTTGATATTAAAACATCACGCGGCGGCTGGAATAAATATCAAAAAGCAGATAGCTTAAAGGCAGCCCAATTGGTTGCTTATAAGAATTATTTCTCAAAACAATTTGGCACACCTGTTGATCATATCGATGTTGAGTTCTTCATTGTGAAACGCAAGCTCATTGAAGAGTCAATGTTCCCACAAAAGCGCATTCAAAACTATCGTCCAGCTTCAGGGTCTGTAACACAAAAGAAAGTGCAACGCCAAATTGATGCTTTTGTCGAAAACTGCTTTGATGCAGAAGGTAATAAGAATGCAGAAGCATCTTACATGGCAATTGCTGGCAAGGGTGATAAGAATTGCAAGTATTGCTTTGCAAAAACTCTTCATGATGTTTGCCCTAAAGAAAATCGCATTAGACAATAACAATATTTATAAACTTTATAACATATTTATAATAAAAGGTAATTATGAGTGATTATAAATTTGAAAGTGAATATAGTAGAATTTGTCCGCAATGCAATGAATTAATTTTTCATAAAAACCAAAGAGCATTAAATCAATCTCTACGAACTGGAAACAAACCATGTAGAAGCTGCGTTGCTAAAAATCTATATGAAAAACATATACAAGATGGCACCTGGAAGTTATCAAATAAAGGATTAACGATAAAAAGGGAGAAGCCAAAATTTTGGAAATTATGCTCAACCGATGGGTGTGATGAATTAATGGGTTATACAACATTATATAAATTAAAACAAAATCCAACTACGACTTGTAAAAAATGCACGCGAAATACAGATGATGTAAATGATAAAATTCGCGGCGCAATACAAAATGAATCAAATGAAACAAAACGAAAAAGACGCACATCTGCAATTAAAAGATTGCAACGTTCGATAATTGATGGAAAGATGTTGCAGCCGAATTATAATGTATCTTCAATTGCAATATTAGAAGCAAAAGCTGCAGAATTAGGTATTACGGATTTAATGCACGCACAAAACGGCGGCGAATTTCATATTAAAGAATTAGGATATTGGGTAGATGGTTATAGTCCATCAAAAAATATCGTATTTGAATTTGATGAAAAAGGACATTTTGATAAAAATGGATTATTAAAAAAGCGCGACCAAATACGTCAAAAAGAAATTGAGGATTATTTAAAATGTATTTTCATTAGGATTCGAGAATAAATTTTCATATAATATAGTATGTTTCAGCACAAGCACGTATATGTTTATGAGTTTGAATTGAAAAATCATCAAACGTGGAAAGGTACTCATTTCACTACCCAAGAATACATGTTATGCACTAATCATGATGGTCCTACAAGCAAAGAAAATAAAAAGTTGTTAGAAGAAGCACTTCGGATGGTTTATGGTCATATGCCTAAAGGCGTCA